CTACTGTTGCGATCCGTTCTGCCGCTCCCACTCAGCCAGCCGGTGTTGGTAGTCGGCCCACTGGCGCGCATGCTCTTGGTGGGCTGTCCACGCCTGCCACTCTTGGAACTGACGCCGCTGCCGCTCCGCTTCAGACGGGCTCACCGCGAGCATGATCCCTCCGGCTAGACCGACGGTCATCATGACAGCGCCCGCCTCATAGAACCGGACGACAGACTGGCGTCGGCATTGCTCGCTCAACCCGAAGTCGTCTGCCTGTGACGTGTCCTGAAACGCGGTCACGATCGGGATGCCACACGAACCCTCAGTCCCAAGAAACGTGACATGGGTCGGACTCAGCGAGAGTACGAGTGCCACAAGGAACGCGCCCCCGAGTAAGAGGGAACCAGCGATCTTCATGGCCGAAGACTAGGGGTGGATCTGCTCGCGGCGAGGCTGATTGTGCAGGTCAGGCGGTACGCCTCCGGAAGCGGTTCAGAGTCAGCGTCTCCAGCAGTGACCACGAGGCCAGCGAACCGGGCAATTCGCTGTAACTGCCCGCTTCGATCCTGCGGGCCTGCGTGGGGTTGCTGAGCGAGCGCGCGGCTGCCGACAGGATCACGCTCCGGATCTCAGGCGCGACGATGACGACGGTCGGATTGTTGTCGATCATCAGTTGGTTGTTGCCGGGAGACTGGAAGCCCTTGCCGTTGGTGTACGCCCAGATCATGTGAGCGACTGCGCTCACGTGCTTGTCGGCCTGCATGGACAGGGCTACGTCGTTCTGAGGCAGCCCTGCCCACGCGAGCACGTCGGGCCCTGTCGGGATCGTCGCCATGACTCAGACGTTCACGCCGCGCAGGACGACGACGGCCTCAGAGTTCAACGCACCGATGTCCATCCGGCAGACCACGCGGAGCGCCTGCTGGTCGTAGGCCGCGAACGTCTGGTCGAGCACCTTCACGCTCGGCGCGAGGTCACGCGCGACGGCAACCTGACTCGGGTCCCAAAGGATGACTGAGGTCGTGTCCGTGGTGCTGTCCACGACGGGGATGCGCTTGGTGACAGTCACCCGGTGACCCAGCAGCGTGTAGGCCCCGGCCTCGGTCGGGTCAGGCTGAATCTGGTAGCGCTGCTGACCGTCCTTGATCTTGCGAAGGCTGATGAACGTCTCCGGGCGCATAATCCAGCGCAGGCGCGTCGGGTCCACGTCAGCGGCGAGAGCCGCGCCCTCGGCGTCGTGCAGGTCATCGAGCGCGAGGGCACCGACGCCGGTCAACTCGGTGGTGTCGGCCATGTTGAGCAGCCCGACGGGTGCCGTGCCCGCAGTCGTGCCGTCGCCCTCGTCGCCCTCTCCGGCGATGAACTGCCGGTCGAGTACGTCGGCCACGTCCTTTACCAACCGGGCCTTCAGCGCAGCGTCGAGAGCGACGATGGCCTGTCGCGCCAACTCGTTGGAGTAGCGCGTGAGGGTCTTCAGAGACTGCATCGTCTCGGGAAGGAGGGTGACCTCATCGAAGGTCGGGTTCACTTCCCCGATCTGCTCGTTCTCCCCGAACCAGCCGGGAGAGGTAGCCGGTCCCATCTTGGGGATGCGGACCGGGGAGCCGTTCGTGTCGAAGATGCGGACACCGCTGGCGAGGATGACGGACTGGTCCTCAAGCGGCTGGATCAGGATTCTCTGAACCTGCTCGGCGGTGAGTTCGTTGGCGGAGGTAGTGCTGACGGCCATGGCGGGGTGCCTGTTCTACGAGTCGGTATGGACTCGCGTCAGGCATCTGGCCGTCTGCGCTTACATCACTCGCGGGATCAACCCGTCAGCGGTGCGGTCGCCGGGAGTATCGGCGGCAGGGTCAGCGCGCAACGTCAACTGAGTTCACCGGTTTCGCTCTCAGGCGTCGCGGACCGGTGGAATGCTCCGGAAAAACCGGGAGGAGAAGTGGATGAAGGTCATTGGCTCGCTGGTCCTGCTCGTCGCCGCGATGTACGTATTGAGTTACGTGCCACTCCTGCCGTCTCCGGGCCTCATCGAAACGACTCCGACGCTCACCTACTCCCCGGATGACGCTCCAAGCGACGCAGCCGAGTTGGACCGCGACATCAAGGAGGCATGTGCTCACATTCCGTTCTTGATCCGCCCATTCGCGAACAAGCCCGACCGTGTCCATGTCATCGCGGAGCAGGACGACGGGTCCACAATCTCAACCGATGTGGACTGCAAGACCGGCAACTTGAGCAACCAGCAGCACACCCGCGCCAAGACGTAGATGGACGACGCCGCAGTCTGGGCCCGAAGGACCATGACGAGTAAAGGGAGGCTGGGCTGGGACCGATGAGAAACCCCGCTCGGCGCAATGATCCGAGCGGGGTTCTCCGGAGGACGGCACGGGGACATCGACCAAGAGACCCGCACCGCCAACGGAGTATCGGCCAGTTCCCCTACGCGCCCGCGCGCAGAAGGTGGGCGAGGTCCACCGCGTCACTGGCATCACCCCGGAAGCCCTGTCCGGCGTCACCTCGGACGCGCGCTAGGTGCGGCTTGTCGGCGGCCAAGGCCCCGGCGGCAGCCTTGATCGTCGCTACGTCGGGAAGGCCAGTCTCGGGGTCGTTGAACTCGTCTGACCACGGCAGGTCGGCATGGTCGTGCAGAACGCCTGCGGTTCCCTGCTTGAGGTAGGCGACTCGCAAGGCCTCGCGTAGCGGGCCGACCTCATCAAGGGCCTCCCTCGCCTTCGTGCGGTGCTCTGCGGCCTCGGCGCGCAGTTCCTCGACGTACGACCTCGGGAACGTGTCCGACTCAGTTTGGATGGTCTCGGGGGCGACGGTCTCGGAGGTGGGTTCGGTCATGGTGACTCCTTCAGGCAAAAGGACGGGCAGTGCGGATGAACGAGCAATCGGCCCGACATTGGGGCAGGGGCTCGGGTGCGGGGTCTTCTAGGGCGTACTCGCTCATGCCGCCTCGGGCCTCGGCGTCGCGGGCGTCTGAGCGGAGACCCGGAGTGCAGTTTCAGCGGCACCTTGCCGGGCCAAGTCCGCGATCTTCTCCGGTGAGTAGCCCAACCGGGCCTGAGCCTCGGCGGTCGGGATGATCCCAGCGTTCAACAACTTGGTGACTGAGTCGGCGGTCGCGGCCTCGCTGCGCGTGGAGGGGTCCGACCACACGACCTCGGCGCGGACACGGCGGGGGTCGCCACCGTGGGTCACCGCGTGCATCAGTGAGGCGACCTGAGCCCACGACCGCCCGAAGGTCACCATCCGGGCGTGAGCCTTGGCAACCAGCCGTGCCTCTGCGGCACGGATCGCGTCGGCGGAAGTGGCCTGATCGGCGTTCATGCCGAGCATCTGCGCCGGGAGCCCAGACAGGGCCGCGATCTGCTGCGTGATCGTGTTGACCAGCGAGCCGTACGACGACAGGTCAGCGCCCGGGAACGCGCCGAACCTCGTCTCGGGGTCCTCGGACTGCCACAACTTGGTGCTCTCGTCGCTGAACGGGTTCAACGCGTTGCCGTCTGCGTCCTCCACAACCTCAAGACCGGTCGCCCAGCGTCGCTGACGGGCCGTGTGCTCGGAGGAGACCAGCGAGTCGGTCATGACCTTGACCAGCGCGTCGTTGAGGTCGGCAATCGGGGTCATCTCCGAGACTCCATGCACGTCCGCGACTCGACCCCGGTTGGTGAACGGCACCACCGGGACCACGCCCAGCGGGTTCGGCAATCGGTCGGTTTGCTCCCAGCCGGTCGGCGGGACCGTCCCGCCCTCGGGCACTCCTGCCTTACTGACGTAGGAGACGACGGCCTCGGGGCCGTAGAGCACCCCGTAGGCCTTGCCGTCGGCTGTCCAACGCTTCCACGCGGCCACGACCTCGCGCGTCACCGGGTGACGGTCCGTCACGATCTGCGCCGGGGCCTCCGGGTTGACGGTCGGGCCGAAGCCGTCACCCCAGACCGTGACCGCGCTCCGCCCGACTGCCAGAGCGTCCACGTGGACCTGTGCGGAGCCGTCCTCCATGCCCAGCGACCGCCACGCCTCCCACAGGCTCTCGTCGTGGGTGCCGTTGATCAGGAAGCCGGAGACCTGCAACCGCTCAGCCAGCGCATCGACTGCAAGAGCGCAGAAGTTCACCGACAACGCCTTGAGCCGGTTGCCCAACGCTTGCTTGGCCTCGGGGCTGAGGAAGGTCAGCGGCGACTCTCCGGCATAGCGCTGCTCAAGCAGGCGCACCCGGGACCCCTGCGCATCGAGCCGCTGGTTCAGTTTCTCAATCTGACTGGTCAAAACGCAGCCACCCTCCGGGTCCGCTTCGGTTTCGTCGCGTAATGCACCGCTCGCGCGTGCGCCATCACCGCGCACACGGCGAGGTCGATGCGTTGCTCGCTCTTCTTGCTCGATTTCGTCAACCGCGTGCCCCGGTGGTCCTCGGCAACGCGGGCGTTCGCCACGTGCTCAGCAAGCGCCGGGTCGCCCGAGTGCGCCACCGTGCCGTTCGTGAGCGCCTCACGCAGGGCGAGCGTTGCCGGGGTCATCCGCTGCGCGGACTGCGGGAACTCAGAGACCCGGATGCCGTCGCGGGCGAGCACCTGCAACGACCGGTTCCATCGGTAGGGGTCAGCGGTCACCTCAGCGACTCGCCAGCGCCGACAGGCCTCCCGGATCGCGTCTTCGACCGCCAGCACGTCCACCCGCCACTCCGGGTCGCCCGGATTGGCCCAGTGACCGGCGACATCGAGCAGCGGAACATCCCCGATCCGGCACACGACCAGCCCGGTGCTGTCTTGGGAGAAGGAGCCGTCGAGTGCGAGCACCACGTCAGCGCCGTCCTCGATGGCCTCGCCCGTGCCGCGCCCAGCCCACTCCTGCGGAGTGATCCACACGTCGTCTGCCGAGACGATCCACTGACCCAGCCGTGCGCGGCGGAAGGTCGCCTCACGGATCTTCGGTGGCAGCAGAGCGCGCATCGCGTCCGCGTGCAGGAAGTCCCCGAGAGCCGGGTTCGCGAGCGCCCATGCCGACTCGTCGTCAATCTCGCAGCCGTCCGGCGCAGCGAACTCCCGGAAGTACATCGACCGGTCGCCGGGGTTGGCGAGCGCGGCGGCTCGCAGGTCGTACATCACCGAGTCCGACGCGTCCGGACTCGGAGTGCCGATGCACAACGTCAGCGACGACTCCCGCTTGCCGGACGCGAGGGCCGCGACCTCGTAGGTTCGTCGGTCGATGACGCCAATCTCATCGAGGATCATCAGCGACGGGTCGAGACCTTCGAGGTTCGCCGGGGTCGCGGAGAGCACCTGAAAGACCGAGCCGGTACGCGGGACAACGATCTTGTCCTTGAACAACTGCACGCGCTTGGACAGCGGCTCCGACAGTTCGACCATCCGAACGGCAGCGTCGAACGTCAGCCGGGCCTGTCGCTCGTCCACGGCCACGACATAGACCCGCGCGCCCTCCTCACCGGAGAAGAGCGCATTGAGGCCCAGCGCGGCGGCCAGCGTCGTCTTGCCCTGTCCGCGAGGCAGCGACCACAGGGCTAGCCGAGGACGTGGCTCACCGAACGCGCCCCGAATGAGTTCGCGCTGCCACTCGCGGAGCACCATCGGCTCACGAGCCCCGGTGCCCTTCGGCGTGCGAACGAACTTCTCGATCCACGCGATGACCCGGTCAGGACCTGCCTCCGGAAGGTCACCAACTGCCAGCGCTCGCGCAGACGCTGCTGACTTGGGACCGGCCTTCACCGGCGGAGTATCGGCGCGTGTCCGCTAGCGTCTGCGCTCAAGCAAATTTGGAGGCCTACGGATGACTGACCCGACAGCACTCGACTACTGGACGCTCGCCATCGCGGTTGTCGGAGCGCTGACGGGTATCGCTGCCCTGTGCGCGCAGGTCTGGGCACACGTTCTCTCGGGCCCGCGCGTCAAGGTCGGCCTCGCCAACTCACTTCCGGTCACGCCTAGCGGTCCGAGTAGGTGGCTTCTCAGCATCGAGGCAAGCAATGTGGGACGCCTGCCGGTCACGGTGACCTCATTCGGTGTGTCGTTCCGCGAAGGCCGCAAGTGGAAGAACATGCCGGGGTTCCACCCTCCTCAGGCGCTCATGCACGGGCCCAGCGGCGCGCATAGACTCAATGACGCCGAAGCAGTCACGTGGTTGCTCGATCCCGTGCCCTTCGCCAAGACGATCAGCGACGTGGGCGTCAGGAATGTGTACGGCTTCGTCAATCTTGCGACGGGCAAGACCATCCGCAGCAGGAAGTCCTTTGATCTTGTGAATCTCGCGAGCCTTGAGGGCCTCCACTAGCCCGGATGTGTAACTGCGTCCGGCCCTAAACGCGCGGACGCCGTAAAGGACAACGCATCCCCACGCCCCGTGGTCAGAGGTCGAACTCGGAGTTGATCGCGTGCTCGAACATCGGCTCGAAAGCGCTTTGCACCTCGTCCCACGGGTGCTCGCCGTTCACGCCGCGCCCGACGACGTAGGCCGCGTACGGCGCGACGGGGCCTCCGAACGTGACCTCGCCTTCGTACACGTCGCCCTGCATGGACGAGGTCCACGAGCCGGAGCCCTTGAGGCGACCGGTCCGCACCGGCATGGACTCGCGCAGACCCTCGCAGAACGCCGCAGTCACCTCGGCCAGCCGCTCCGATAGACCCTCCGTGCGCCCCATCGCTCTGAGGTCAGCGATCATCTTGTCGAGCCCGTACCCGGTCTCGATGATGCCTCGATCACGCCGCGTCACGGGCACGCTCCGATCCCGGTCGAGCAGGACCAGCAGAGGAGTTGCACGACCTGCACAACACCCGCACGTCCTCAAGACGGATGGGCTTGCCCTCGGCCTTGCGCTGCCAAGCGATCGGCAGATGGTCGGCACTCAGGCCCTCGGTCGCTCCGCACTCATCGCAGTAGGTCTGGAGCCTGCGGGCACGGGCCGACAACTTGCGCCACGAGTAGTCGTAGCCGCGTTCCTTGCCAGACAGGCGGACGCGGGAGCGTTCGACAAGCCGAGCCCGAGCAGCAGCGCACTCGTCGCAGCGCGAGCCCTCGGCCAGTTCCCCGCAGTCGAGGCACGGCCTACACATGTTGCTGTCCACGCTCCCTCGCTTCCATGAGTCGAAGCGAGTATCGGCGCGCTCAGTCGTCGTCCTCGTCGGGAATCATGAGAAGCCGGACGGGCTCGTGCCCGGACACGCGAAAAGCACCGTCGTCCAGCAGGTCGAACTCGTCAGCGGCGAGCGACATCCAAGTGCTGAGTGGCATCGCGCCCGGGGATTCCCCAACCTCGTTCATGAGGTGGGGCAACGTCATCCAGAGCGCCGAGTCGAGACCGGAGATGCGAAGCGTTACCCGCTTCAGAGCGGTGAGGACTGACTCGACTGAGTCAAGATCACGCGACACCACCGCCGCCGACGAGGAGGCGTTGTGGAACCTCTGCGGTCGGAGCACCTCCCAGCGGGGCGGCGTCTCCGAGTTGAGCCTTATCTCGGGTAGCCACATGTCATGCACCACCCGGTTCCGTTCTTCGTTCACGACTTTCGCGGCAGAGAGAGCATCAAGGCCTGCGTCCAGCAGGTCGGCCCCGATGTCGGTCCTACTCAGCATCACGCGACAGTCCGCGACCAGCCGGTTGGTGCTGGTGATGCCGTCAGCGAGGTAGAAGGCCGGACTCGGAAAGACCAACGTCCCGAACAGGCTGCGGAGAGCGATGTCGAGGTCAACATGCGCCCGGGCTACTCGCCCGATCCGGAGGGTCAGCGCCTCCTCGTCCGCGTCCATGTCGCACAGGGTGACAGCCCTATCCGGGTCACCGACTGCGGCGCGCCGCCCGGCTCAGGACGCCCGCGCATTGGGCTCCCGCGACATCAAGTCAGTCGGTGACGACTTCGTAGCGTGCGGTCAGCAGCACCGAACGGTCACCGTCAGGGATCAGGGTGAGCGTCGGGCCATCACGGCGGTACGACGAATGCACGTCGGCCCACGCTCGCCCGGTGCCGTGGAACAGGGCATCAACCGTCACCCAGACCACCCACGCGCGCTGGTCCGCGTCGTCCTTGAGCGGCAGCCCGTCCGGGTCCCGCGTCCGGTCGCTCAGAACGTTGATGTGAAGCACTGGGCATCGGGCCCCGTTCTTCGGCTGCGCCCATGAACTGGGGGTCAGAACTTCGATCACGCTGGACCCGGTGCCCTCCACGCGCTCCTCAGCCGGACCCGTGTAGACGGTGAGGCCGGGCAGAGCCTCGCGGATGCGGTCGGCGGCGAGGCGGGCCAGCGGGGTGCTCATGCGACCTGCTCAACGATGAACTCGCAGTGATGCGGGCCCGCGCATGTCGAGACGGTCGCCGGCTCTGAGGTAACGCGGAAGTTGCCCACCGCGCCACGGGTCAGGGTCACCCGGTCACCGGGTCTCAGATCAGCCCCCGAGGCGGTCAGCAGCCGCGCCGTACGGCCACGGGTCGGTTGAACCTCGCTGCTGTGAGACGCTTCGGCTTGCGTACCGATGGTGTCGAGCAGGCACCAAACGTCGCCGTCCACGACGGACCACACGTTCAACGGCTCGCCGTTCAGGGTGGTGCGCTCGGCACGCTTGACCGTCGCGCGATGACGGAGCACGGAGTAGATCACGGCGAAGTATCGACCGAGTCGGTCACGGCCCTGCGTACGCGCCTGAGGCGCGCGTACACCGTGCTCGAGGCGAGATTGAGCGCCCTCGCGATCGCGGCCCCGGAGAGTCCCTCGTCAGCAAGGGCCGTAATCTCCTCGTCGCGCCGCGCCACCGCCTCGCGGGAGGGCCGAGGACGGTAGGGAACAACGCGAGCCGGACGAGCCTGTATCCGAGCAGCGGCCTCGGCCATTGCCACCACGTACTCCGGGTCTTCCCGGAAGGCCGACACGCCTTCATCGAGAAGACTCCGGAAGTGCTCTTGAATCTCGTCGTCGGTCAGAGGGTGGTCGGCAGCCGGGAGCGTGATCGTCCGCGCCTCTACCTGAGCCACGATCGCAGCCTTCATCCCTCGCCACCGAACAGGACCTCATCGTCGTCAGTAGGCCAGCAAAGGTCGGAGCGGTCTGCCGAGCAGGTCGCCATACCTTGCTTCACCGGGTTCAGGCACCCGTTGATCTGGCAGTCGCGGAGCGGGCTCGGCAGCGGGACGGACATCAAGTTGAAGTCGTTCATGCCCTACGTACGGGACTCACCTAGATTCTGCGTGCCGGGATTCTCCGGGAGATGTTTCGGGCGCTCTTCGACCCCTCCCCCATGGCGATAGACCTAGAAGGGTCATCACCATCCCGAGCCGTACAGGTCGCTCAGGCCGAGGCCATGGAGAGCGAGCCAAGAGACAGTTGGATGCCCTGCACAGCCCCGAAGAAGAGGGTTGCCCTCCCCCATTGGGTGCCCGCGTCCGATGCTCCGTCCGACGGGAGCCCACAGCCGCTGGTGATGTCCTCCGCCCACCAGATCAGACCGGACGCAACGCCTCCGGCTGGGTATCGCGTCCTGCGCAGTCCCTCGCGCCGACTGTCGGAATCTCCCCGGAGGCGCGGGGAGTATCGGCGCGAGGTTCGTACTCACCCGGCCCACATCGTTCGAGGCGCTGAGCCGTACGTAGGGCATGCCCAACAGCGACCAGCACATGGAAGCGCCCCTCCTCATCTCGCAGCAGGAGGCCGCACGCCTTCTCGGCGTCGAGCGGACGACCATCTGGCGGATGCTCAAGCGCCAAGACCTCACACCCGTGAGCGTCGGTTCCCGGCGCTTGGTGACGCGGGTATCGCTAGACGACTACGTCAGGTCACAGGCCGAGGACCGCTGAGACGGTGTCAGCAGCCTCCTGAGCCGCCTCCTGAGTGACGTGCGCGTAGATGCGGGCCGTGAACGCCGGGTCGTCGTGACCAAGGTTCTCCGACACGACATGGAGGGGGACCTTGTTCTGCAACGCGATGGTGGCGTAGGTGTGCCGCAGCGTGTGCGGGTGGACCCATTCGAGGCCCACCTTCCCGCGCGCAATCTCCACCGTTCGGTTCACAGCGCTGCGCGGCTCCACGGGACCACCGAACTTCGTGGTGAACACGAATCCGCTGTCGGTCCACTGAGTCCCAGCGGCCAGCCGCTCAACGGCCTGAGCCGCCTTCTGCGACCTCAACAGCGCCGTTCCCGCATCCCCGAGGCTGACCGTACGGAGGCTCTCGACGGTCTTAGCGCCGCTCACCGCTAGCAGCCCGTCCACCCGGTCCGCTGAGCCGTTGACCTGCGCCTCCCGGCGGTCCAAGTCCACGTCTGCCCACCGGAGCGCGCACACCTCGCCCTTGCGCATCCCGGTGGCGAGCAGCAAGCGGAGGATCGGCGCGTAGCGAAGTCCCTCAGCAGCAGTCAGCAGCGCGCCGACTTGCTCCGGTCGCATCGCCCGCGCCTTCTTCATCGGAACCTTGGGGCTTTTCATCTCTCGCGCCACGTTGACCGCCAGCAGCCGGTTGGTCACCGCGTCATCAAGAGCCGCGCGGAGCGCCTTAAGACAGCAGTTGCGGCTCTCAGCCTGATTACCCGCCTTCTCCATCGCCAGCATGAGGCGGGTCACGTCTGCCACGTTCAGACGGCTCAGCGGCACCGAGCCCAGATGCGGCTTGAGCCAGACCCGGACGTACCGCGCCTGCTCGCTCTTGTACTTACGGGACCGGTTGCTGGCCTTGAGGAACGTCAGCGTCCACTCGTCCAGCCATTCGCCCAGCGAGCGCGTCGAGTCGCGCACTGGCGCGCCCACGTTCAGCCGGTCCTGCATCTCCTTGGCCTTCGTCCGCGCCTGCGCCTGCGTCTTGCCGTAGGCGAATTTGGGTCCATCCGGCGTCGTGACCTTGACCGCGTACCGCCCGTCCGGGCGCTTGGTCATCCGTGCTGCCAT